ATAATATTATTATAAATAATAATGAAGACCCATTTACATTTGATAATATTAAAGATATACAAATGAATGAACGTTTTATATATAATGATGGAAATAATAATTATTGTTTTAAGGCATTAGAATTGCATTATTTTATTGTGGAAAAAAATAATAATTGGAACCCATACACAAAGAGACCATTTGAACCAAAAGTATTGAAAAATTTAAATACTTTTATTGATTATTTTAATTTGAAAGAAATTAAATTTAATTATAATTGGAGAACAATCAATCAAGCATTTACAGAAGTTTCTCAATCGTTGGAAAAAATAGGTTTTTATAATAATACGGAATGGTTTCTAAAAATAACTTCGGGGCAAATTAAAAATATAGTAAGATTATTTAAAATTATTTCTGCTACAAATGATGAAAGTATTGATTTTTTAAATGATATAAATGATGATACCATATTTTATGATTTTGCAAGAGAAACAATTAAATTATTTGAAAATGGCAATTCTCATTTTTTATTATGTTGCAATTATATGAAAGCATTGAGTATATATAATACGGATTTTTATAATAATCTTCCTGATTGGATGGCAGATATTGAAAATCCAATTATGATAAATAATTATAGTCTGAATAGATATAATCTGAATACAGATATAATTTATTTAATTAATATAATAGCAAATTAGAAATATGGATATTACTAATGAAAAAAAAGAAGAAATACAACATAATTTTCAATATAAATTGAAATTTAGAACAGCTATAATTGGTTTCGTTTTATATTTATTATTAACAACAAAAACATCATTTAAAATATTATATTTAATTCTAAATGCGTCTTTTCATTATCCTAAAGAACAAAATAATGAAATTTCTTTTATAGATAAAATTATTATGGCGTTTATTATCGCTATTATTCTATTTATTTTTTAGTACTTCTACCAGTTTTCTTTTTTTCAACAGTTGTCTGTACCGACACTTGTTTTTCACTATCATCTTCCGCTTTCTTTTCATCTCCATGTTCAATATAATCATCGTCGCTATTTTCAACCTTATTATTATCTAAATCATTCGCAACTTCTTTAATATCATCATTGACATCTTCCTCTTCTTCATTTCCCTCATCATCCTTGACTTTTTCAGTATCACTATCATCTAGAAATGTAATATCATTGATAACTGACCGTTGAAATTTGCCAGTAATTAATTTCCATGTGCAACCAAATTTACCACCTGCAAACCAGATACTATTAAGTTCAACAATCAATTGCGCTTTGCCACCCTTCAGTTTAGTGATGATACCGTCGAGGTCAATGCTTTCGTTATTCATATTATAACTATTAAAGCTAAATCTGTCGTTTTCATTATCATAAGGCAACTTGAAGCGAATTGTAGGAGGATATTTGCCAACAATTTTGCCTGTTTCTTTGTCCTTGTCGATCTTAACAATCGGTGTAAATAATTTTTTCACGAATGACTTATTATTATCGAAATCGTCTTTAAACCATGGAGTTCTATTTTCGAATGCATCATCAATAATTTTACTTTCAATTTCCCTCAATTTAGTTAAAAATGCTTCAATCTTTGGATTTTCTTCATGACCTTTAAATGACATTGTAATATCGAATTTTTTATCTTTCTTTTCAGTTTTCTTAGGATCTACTTTAGCATTTTTATCTTCATATCCGCCTTCATTTACACCATAAGGAAGATACATTACGGGTGTTTGGATGCGTAGTTTGCCGGTACCATAATTAATATAAACAGATTTTGCACCTGATGCAAGAATTTTAACTTCTGAATATCTGAAATTCGCTACTGAGATTTGCTTGGGTAGAATGGGAGAAGACATATGTGCTTGATATTATTTATAATTTTAATCTTTATATAAATAAAAATCATTTTTTATTTTTACTTTAAATTCTTTCGTATTGATATTTATATCCTCATTATGTTTATGTGGTTTTTGAAAAATTCTTATATGCGGTTATAATAGATATGGAGGGATTTACAGAATATATAATAAATTTTGCGAAATATCCTAAAACTGCTAAAACTGAAGTATTTGTGCGGTATGATTTTAATAGTATCTTACATTTAAATGAAGAATGTATTGAATTAACTACTAAAGAAACAATTGAACAAATATATGACAGAATAAAAGGTATTACATGTATAAAAGATCCAACTGTCATAATTCTAACACAAACAATCGGCATTTTTAAATTTAAAATAAAAAGAGCTTTATTTAAAAGAGATTTATATATAGGCATTAAAAAATATAAGGAAAATAAATATTTTGTTGTTTGTGAATATTCTGAAAATGATATACGCTATTGGAATGAAAATATTGCACGAACTCAAGAAGTAACTGTAATTCCTAGACAATTACCGGTAGTACCATTTTATAAAAGATTATTACAACGCGCAAATCCTCATAAACCCAGACGCATTGCACCAGATATGGTGCCATCTACTCGTGGAGAATTATTATCTTTAATTCCGAAACAGAAACCAAAACCTACACCCAAACCAAAACCTACCACCAAACCTAACCGTATTGCACCATATATGGTGCCATCTACTTCTAGAGAATTATCGCCGTTAATTCCAAAAAAGAAACCTGACCCTAAAAAACCTAAATCTAAATCTAGTTCTAGATCTAAATCGAGTAGTTCACATTCTTCTATTGAATTATTAACTAATTCAAGTTCAAGTAGCAGTAGAAAAGCAAAGAAATAAATGATTTAAAAAATGATTATTATTTATAAATAATTGGTTCATAGATGACAGTTAATATTAATAATAATCACGAAGTACGTACAAAATTGGTGGAATTATTTAAGAATGATTTATTTTTAACTGATATAGAAGCAAAAGATTTAGAAATCGGTATTTTCAATGCATCCATTGACTATGCCAATTCTTTAAACATTTGTGTATCATGGTCATATGATTTATTTGCAGAAACGTATTTAAATATTGCAATAAGTATTTATTCGAATTTAAATAAAGATTGCTATATTAAAAATGAAAGTCTTATTACAAAATTAAAAAATAGAGATATATTACCACATAAAATTCCTTATATGAATAGTGAAGAAATGTATCCTGAAATTTGGAAAGAGATTAGTGAAAAACATAACAGAAAAATTAAAGGAGCATACGAATTTAAACAAGTATCAATGACAGATGCCATTAAATGTGGCAAATGTAAAAATAACAAAGTTACGTATTATGAATTGCAAACAAGAAGTGGCGATGAAGCAATTACACAATATTTCAATTGCATTTGCTGTGGTCATAAATGGAAATGTTAATTATCAATTGAATAAAATATTTTGTTTTTTTTCTAATTATTATTAAAGAATAGCGAATATTAAAAAACTTATAATTGAATATATTAAAAAATATATTGAAAATACTGAGAGAGGAATAAGAGAAAATTTAGAACAACTGTATAGTAATAAATATTTAGAAAGCAATATAGCACGTGGTCAAGTTGTTAACAAATTTGCATTTATAGAAAATAACTATACAAAGCAAATGAATTTGAGAATAATTATTGATATTACTTTGGACAATTTAATAGTTCTCATTAAATCAATAAATAATAAAATATCACATACATTTTTTAACCGCGAGGAAACTAAAGTATTTTTACATTATTCCTATAAAAACATTAATATATATGTAGGAATAATTCAGGTAGACCGATATGAATATTATATAATATGCAAAGAAACAGTGAATGATATTTATAGATGGGCAGAAGAAATAGCTAGAACAGAACCTTTCTTTGATTTTAATTTAAATAAAGATTTAATATATCAAGAAATATCACCACCCGCACTTAGTGCTAATAAAATTATTTTATTAGATTTATTCACTCATAAAAAAACTCAATATCATATAATAATATTACAAATATATTGAGAAAAATATATCATATAACTGATGATAAAATATCTATTGATATTTCTTTTAAATATATATATTTTGAATTTTACGATTATTTCATAGGCGCAATAGTATTTAGATATAATGATCTTTATAGAGTTTCATTTATATATAATGCCAATTTACAATTACTTGTAAATATATTAAAGCGATATGCTTTAATATTTATAGATTATAAAACTAATAGTTTGAACTTAGATAATGGTACATTAATGGAATGTTTAAAATTAACAAAATATTATGATTTAAATATTATAAAAAATATATTATTGGAAATATTTATTGATAATGATAGTTATGAAGATTTTATTGAATTTATTAGAACAAATGAAATATATATAATAGGTGATATTTTATTTGCATTTTTTAGTAATATATTTATTGTAAACCCTGAAAGAATATGTTTATATGCTAAAAAAAATATTAAAGATATTTATAGATTTATTAATAATCTTCCAATACATATTAAAGTAGTATCATTTAATATAATTTTACTTAATTATTATCATATTGAGATTAGTTATACCACTTCATTAAATAAAATTATATTTATTGATATATTAATAATATCAGATTTTTTAATTATGGATAGATTTAATTTTTGTAGAATATATTATGATGGTAATTTAATAATACCAAGATCAGTTAATAAAAATATGATTGACGAAAAAGGAAATTTAAAAGATGTTATCATTGAAAATTATTACAATTTTATAAATAATAATATTGCTTATGAGCCAAGCAATATAGAAGAAAAAATAATTAAAAAAATAATAGATAATTTAATTATTTTTTCTGATGAAATTTCATTAGAAAATCTAGAAGTTAATTATATATTTGAATCATATATATTAAATCATGATATTACAGGAAATAATTTTACCCATTTTGATGATTTGAACGAAAAAATATTGAAGACAAGATTATATTTTGGTATTTTGTTTAAAAATTATACATATGAAATGTATACAGAGAATTTAAAAAAATTTTTTTTAAATATTACAGATGAAGAAATAAAACAAGCTACTATAAATATATTGATTAAATTATTTGATATAAGCGATGAAGATTTTAAAATGGAAATCATAGAATTTGTTAAAACCATTAATATTAGCAGTGAAGTATTTACATACAGTGTTATTAGAAATATTATGCAACGTAAAATTGTGATTAACAGAAATATGATAATATATGATATTCCTTTATCTACAACTTACAGTGAATATATTAGAATGGCTAAAAATCGCTGTGAAAATTTCTATACACTTGAAGAAGATATTGACATTGATGCTTTTTTACAAGATAAAAATAATATAATGTTATCATTAATGATTAAAGACGAAGGGATTATTCCTAATATTACGTGTATATCTAAAAAATTATTAGATGAGCTTTGTAATAACAATAAATGGATTACATATAATAATATAATATATATTTTTTTAAATTTACCATTTGGCGATTATTATATATCAGTGTATGATATATATCATATGCTGGTATCTGCAGAAAACAGATATTTTTTAAAACAATCCGCAGATAATAGAATAATAATAACAAACAATCGAGATGAAAAAGATATTGATGAACCTATTGCTAATCTACATAGTGTACTTGTATTACGACCTTTACCAACTGCGATGAAAAGACAATATATTAAATTATTAAAATCATCAAGATCATCTAGATTATCATCTTAATTAATATAATTTATATTTTATTTATATAATGGACGATATCAATATTTTTCTGCTATATATATATTATTATAGTTTAAATAGACAAGCACCGTATGTACTTGAAAGACGGTTTAACAAGTATACAATGAAATCAATATATATAGTAGATATACAACGAGAAGCACATTTAAAACCATTGGAATATTTGATGATTATAATCAATAAAATGAAAGATAAATTTGATTCATTGCGAATATTATTAATAAATAATATGCAAGCAATAGTAGAAATTTTTATTAATAACAAATATATATATGCTGGTATTCAATATTTTTCACAAGAAGCTAATTTTAGAATTTATTATGTTGTATTGAAACAAAAAAGAGAAGATATTAATGTTTGGTTTATAGATACAGCTCGCATTACTCCATATTATAATTTTAGAAAACCAAAAATATTTCGTCATGACGATACACCATTACTTCTATTTGATATTACTATTTTATATAATAAATTAAATAAAGTAATAGAACATTTTCATAGTACAAGTTCCGGCTCACGGTCAATGCCAAATTATAGTATAATTGATTTAATAGTATTAGATGATAAAACTAGTGATAATGATAATTTGAACTTAATATTAGCAGAAAAATATACTATTAAAGAACGATTGATGAGGATCACATATAATATGGAATATTTTGATAAAATTGTATATGATCAACTTCGAGGGATATGTTATGAGTTTAAGAAAGGCAATAAAATTTTATTCTATTTAGGTATAATAAAATATTCATATGATGAAAAAAATATGATATCATTTATATACCATACTGATATTAATAAATTTAAAGATATATTAAAGTATTATGAATTAATATATAAATATTTAAAAAACCATAGAAAAAGCTTTCATAATGAAGATTTAGACCAAATAATAGAATTATCACGGATAAAAGATATGGAAGATATCAAT